GCGCGGGAGCCTTCCTCATCACGATAGGCCTCGGCCAGTGAGCGCGGCCACGCTCCTCCTCACCATCCTTGGCATCATCGCCGGGACGATCGTGGGAGCCGCAATTGCAGCTCTCATCCTTAGGAGGATGCCGTGAGCGTGCCGATGCTCCGGACGTCGGAGCGGAAGGACTTCAAGCGTTGTCCGCAGCGCTGGTGGTGGGGCTGGCGCGAGGGGCTGAAGCCACGCGGCTCTGACCGCACGCCGCTTTGGTTCGGGACCGGTGTGCACCTCGGCCTCGCCGGGTGGTACATCCCCGGCACCAAGCGCGGGGTGCACCCGGCTGAGACGTTTGCTAAGTACGCCAAGGACGGCCTTCACACGATTAAGCTGCAGGATGCCACCGAGGAGGCCGTAGCCCAGTATGAGGACGGTGCCGTGCTCGGCGAGATCCTCCTCAACGCCTACGTCGAGCACTGGGGCAACGACGAGTCCTGGGACTTCATTCAGGCGGAGAAGGCCTTCAGCCTCGACGTTCCCTGGCCCGGCAACGACCGTCAGGCGCTCTATGACGTCGATCCGGCTGACAACCCGCTCCTGTTGGTATACAAGGGAACCTGGGACGGCGTGTATCGAGACCTCGCCGACGGGAAGATCAAGCTGCTGGAGACCAAGACGGCTGCGCAGATCTCGCTCTCTCACCTCACCCTCGACGATCAGGCCGGGAGCTACTGGGCGATTGCCGGCCACGCGCTGCGGGCGGAGGGCCTGATCGGTCCGAAGGAGCGGATCCACGGCATCACCTACAACTTCCTTCGGAAGGGCAAGCCGGACGAACGGCCGAAGGACGCGGAAGGCTACGCGACCAACAAGCCGGTCAAGGCGGACTATATCGAGGCCATCAATTCCGTTGCAGGCAAGGGCAATCAGGTCGCGCTATCCGGAAAAGAGACCTTGGCAATCCTGGAAGGTATCGCCGGGCAGCTCAGGCTGAACGTGCTCGGTGAGCGCTCCAAGAACCAGCCGCCCCCACTCTTCATCCGCGAGCCGGTCTGGCGGACCGCGCCGGAGCGGAAGACTCAGCTGCAGCGGATCCAGAACGAGGGCGTGGCGATGCAGGCCTACCGCGACGGGACGCTGCCGCTCTTCAAGAACCCCACCAAGGACTGCTCCTGGGATTGCTCCTTCTTCGCCATGTGTGAGTTGCAGGATCGAGGTGGAGACTGGGAGACGTTCAAGAAGGCCGCATACAGGGTAGAGGATCCGTACGCGGATCACCGGAAGTCAGCCGAGGGCTGACCTAGCGGCACCAATAACTTCATAGAGTAGAGTCACATCTCACGCAGCCAACCGGTCAATTAGGAGACCTAAGTTGAAGGCAAGAGTCAGAGCAAGTAGGCAAGACCTCCTCGCCTCCGGAATGGACGAGGAGAAGGTGCAAAGTCTGTCCCGCAACCAACTCCGCAGCTACGTCGTGGATCACCACCGCGTCGGGGGCCGGACGGGAACCACTCCACACTTCGCACAATGGAAGGCCGAGGGCAAGGTCAAGTCCGCGCTCCAGAAGCTCAAGACCGATCGGCTGGCCGACGACATCTCGGGCGCCGACAAGGCCGCTTCAGGGTTCGCCCTCCTCTACCTCGCCGGATTCAAGAATGTCTGGCAGATCGCCCAGGCCAAGCGCGCGGATCTGTTGGATGCCAAGGGGGTCGGGATCGCCATGCTCGGACACGTCGAGGACTACCTGGCCGCGCGGAACGTCCAGCTCTCCTGGTCGGTCCACAACTGATGGCGACCGAACGCAACAAGGTCTCGTCGACTGACTTCGAGGCCGGGATGTTCGATCTCGACGGCGCGACGGAGTTCAAGAACATCCTGGTGTTCGGTGACTCCGGCGTGGGCAAGACCGTGCTCGCCGGCACATGCCCCGGCCGGATCCTCTTCCTCGCCGGGGAGCCGGGATACATCTCGGCAGCACGGCAGGGCGCCAAGGGCACCGTGCGTATTGTGCAGGATCCCGCCACCGCGCTCGCGGCGGCCGACTGGCTGGACGCGGGCGGGGCATCCAAGTATGACTGGATCGTGGTCGACGGTCTCGGCACGATGCAGAACAAGTTCCTGCTCACGTACGCGGCCGAGGCGTTTGACGCCAACCCGGCGAAGCGCGCACACCGCAACCTCCCCGACAAGCCGGACTACTTCAACGCCCAGAACTTCGTGAAGTCCTGGGTGTCGCGGATGATCGACGTCCCGGCGAACGTCCTCTTCACCGCGCACGCAATGCGACCGGAGAACGACGAGGGCGAGCGCGTGGTGTACCCCGGCATCCAGGGCAAGGGATACGAGGTCTCTAACTACGTCTGCGGCCTGATGCACGCAGTCGGCTTCATGTCGATCCGGGTGAAGAAGCTGGAAGGCGAGGCCTACCAGGTGCGCCGGATCCTTTGGCGCAACTTCCGCGATCCGGAGTCGGAGACAACGTACTTCGCTAAGGACCAGTTCAACGCCCTCGGTACGTTCACCGACGACAAGACGATGGGCGAGCTGATCGAGATGATCGACTCCGGCGAGCAGATCACTTCTGCCGACATTCCCGAGGAGCCTGCGGCCAAGCCCGCAGCCAAGCGGCGTGCACCTGCACGCCGTACGCGATAACCAGAAAGGGGCCAGCGATGCCCAAGGCAACCTGGGGCGAGTTCAGCTCCAATGACATCGACAACGCCGAGCAGCGGGAAGGTTTCGCTCCGTACGCCGGTCCGCTGCCGCGAGCCGGGATCTACCGGTTCACCGCCAAGTTCATGAAGAAGGGCGTCAGCGGGACCGGCAACCCGAAGCTCCAGATCCTCTGGGAGCTGGACGGAACCTGGAAGCCCGAGCACAAGAAGTACGACGCGTGCCCGCTCTGGGACAACATGCCGGTCATGCCTTCGACGGCGTGGCGGGTGCGGGCGTTCTGTGACGCTCTCGGCCTGTCCTCCAAGGAGTTCCAGACACGGATCATCGTGGACGAGGAGGGCAAGGTCACCAAGCTCGGTTCGCTCGGCGATCCGGCGGGGCTGCAGGTGTACGTGAACGTCTCGCGCCGTCCGGCGAGCGAGGGATACGACGAATCTCTGCAGCTCAATGGCTCCGGCTATCTCCCGATCGACGACGATGACGATGACGGCACCGACGACGCGGACGACGAGAACGGCGACGACACCGAGCCGCCCTTCTAGGTCGGCCGGCAGCAAGACTTTCCTGGAGCGGTGAGAAGAAGGGCCGGACGCGTGTGGGGCGCGTCCGGCCCGTCGCTTTTGCGCCTAGCGGCAGTGCATTCCCGGACGTAGGATCAGATCCAGAAAGGGGCCAACGTATGGAAGATTTGGAAGCGCCGTTCGTTCGGGTGCCGTCGGGCGACGACATGGACGACGATACGCTGATGAAACACATGGAAGCGCGTCATGGTGAGAACCTCGCTCTCAAGTTCCGCGAGGAGCCGGACCGGAAGCGACGCGGCCTCCCGCGTCGGCTGCAAAACCCCGAGACATGGCGCACCTACCACCGCAAGCTTCACGAGCTGTATGACGGTCGGCCGGATGGCCCTTACCGCCACGTCCACAAGGAGCCGACTGATGCGTAAGCTGCGCCAAAACCTCTGGACCTTTGACAGCGAGGACGAGATGGTGCGGTTCGTCTCGATCGTGACCGGCTACCCGGAGGAGACTGTTCGCTGTATGCGAAGGCAGGTTATGGAGACCCAGGAGGCAATCGCGCGTTGGGAAGGAGAGGGCGGTGCCTAATATCGACCTCACGCAGCACCCGCAGAACTTCATCGACCGGCCGCTACAGATCTGGGTCGCCATGGCGGGGGATGACCCGGTGGCCGCCTACACGAGCGAGGAGGCAGCCGAGGCCAAGCACGGCTTCAGCGTTGAGGTGACGCTACACCGGCCGTCGCTGCAGCCGATCTATGGCGGGCCAACGCTTCTGGAGGCGCTGTGGGCCGAGATGGACCGGCTCATGGAAGGCCTGATGACCGGGACGGACGCCGAGGACGAGGGCGACCGGTACCGCGCACAGGAACTAGCCTGGGTGCTGGCGATCGTCACCAACGCCTACAACCCCTCGATCGACGGCATCCGTGCCGAGGCGATGCGGCGCTGGAACGAGGCTCAAGCTGCAGCTGAGCAAGACGACATGAACAATCGCCCCGAAGGAGCAGATCAGTGAACTTCCTCAAGCGATCCATGGGGATCCAGCGGACGGCCGCGATCCTCGGCTGTGGACCGGCCGGACTCTTCGCCGCGCACGCTCTCATCCAGCGTGGGTGGCGCGTCGTGATCTACTCCAACAAGCGCCGGTCGGAGATGTTCGGCGCCCAGTACCTGCACCGCGCGATCCCCGGCCTCGTGGATGCGACGGCGGGGCACCACATCGACTATCAGCTGATCGGCGGCACGGCCGAGGAGTACCGCGCTAAGGTGTACGGCCGCCGGTCCGGGATCAGCGTGTCGCCGGAGGAACTCACGGCACCGCACAGCGGCTGGGATATCCGTGTGGCCTACTACACGGCTTGGGACCTCTACTCCAACCACATCCTTCACACCCCTAACATCACCGCCGGTTGGGCGTTCTCCATCTCGCAGGATGGATACGACCGGGTGATCTCCACACTACCGGCGCCGGTCCTGTGCGAGAACGATGAGCACACGTTCGACTCACAGACGGTGTGGGCGATCGGTGACGCGCCGGAGCGCGGGATCTTCTGCCCGGTGACCGACGCCAAGCCGTTCCAGATCCTGTGCAACGCGAGCCGCGACTCCGGCTGGTACCGGAACGCGAATGTGTTCGGCTACCGGACGGCCGAATGGTCCGGCGAACGTAAGCCGCCCCTGGAAGGCGTTGCGCGCGTGGAGAAGCCGCTCTCCACGAACTGTGACTGTCAGCCGGGCATCGTGCGCCTCGGCCGGTACGGGCAGTGGAAGAAGGGCGTGCTGGCCCACGAGGCCTACGAGCAGGCGGCCAAGCTGTGAACCGGAACGGGGACGGCAAGCCGGTCGTGGCCCTCGACATCGACGGCACCCTGGGTGACTACCACAGCAACTTCCTGACATTTGCAGCGCTCTACTTCAACCGGCAAGGGGACTGGTCCACCGGGGAAGACAATCCAGGTTTGCGGTTGTGGGAGTGGATGGGGATCTCTCAGCGCGACTACCGGGACGCCAAACTGGCATACCGGCAGGGCGGCTGGAAGCGCTGGATGCCTTGCTACGAGGGGGCATCCCAGCTGACCCACGAGATCAGGGCCACCGGAGCCGAGGTATGGCTCTGCACCACGAGGCCGTACCTCCGGCTGGACAACGTCGATCCGGACACTCGAGAGTGGTTGCGGCGCAACAGGATCCAGTATGATGCGCTCCTCTTCGATCCAGCGCATGAGGAGGACGGCACCAAGTACGACGAGTTGGCTAGGCAGGCCAAGCCTCGCGTCGCGGCCTTGGTCGATGACCTGCCGGAGATGATCGAGGCTGCCTACAAGGCTGGCCTGTGCGGCTTCCCGGCACATGGGCCGATCCTCCGGGACCAGCCATATAACCGGCACTACGAGAACTGGCGCCGGTCCGAATCCTGCGAAGAGATCTGGATCCGCGTGAAGCACGACATCGACCGCTGGAAGGATCGCTAACATGGCCGACGAACGTCTCAAGCTCCGCGCCGAACTCCTCGCTGAGGCGGAGCGGATCATCAGCAACGACCGCAACAAGTCCTACGGCGAGCCTGACGAGGACTTCCAGCGGATCGCCGGGATCGCTTCGGCAATGGGCTTCCGGATCGACGCGGGCGGTGGGGAGATACGCGAGCTGCGCGGTTCGGACGTCGCCACGTTCATGATCGCGCTCAAGCTCTCTCGGCTGATGTGGTCTCCGGGGCACCGCGACTCCTGGCTGGACATCGCCGGTTACGCGGGCTGCGGCTACGAGACGGCGACGCTCGAAGAGCAGCGCCGGACGGCCGTGCAGCCCGTCTCGTCGGAGCCCACCCGGATCGACACGGTCAACGGCAACTTCAGCCGGGATGTGATCGAGGCTGCTCACGCTGCGATCGGCGGAGATCCGACGGCGTTGGAGGCCGCCGGTTACATCCTCGTGGACGCGAGCGATATCAAGTCTTGGCTCAAGTGCGGCGCCTGCATCGAAGAGCACAAGTTCTCCGACAACTGCGCGTACCGGATCCGGGTGCGGCGCCATGGGTGACGAGGCCGAGGCCAACGTGCGGCGCCTCAGCGATCCCGACCGGCGTCCGCGCTTCCGGAAGGTTCCGCCACAGCCGCGCATCACGGAAGGCGAAACGCTGGAGGACGTATACGAGGCCATCCGGAACGACAAGCACTGGGACCACATGCGGACAGAGGGCATCGTCCTGGTGCCCGGAGAGGGCGCTAGGCGGCCGAAACTGCTGATTGTGGGCGAGGCCCCAGGGGCGACGGAGAACACAGCTAAGCGTCCATTTGTGGGCGCCTCGGGCAAGGTGGTCCGCTCGCTGATCGCCGACTGCGCCGGTCTACGGCCGGAGGAGTACTTCATCACCAACGTGGTAAAGTACCGGCCGTCGGGCAACCGGACGCCGGTGCCCTACGAGACGCTCCGTGCGGTCCCGTACCTCCGGCGAGAGTGGAAGGCGCTTGGGTGCCCGCCGGTGCTAGTCGCGGTAGGCGGCACCGCTAAGAACGCTCTCGCACCGCATCTGCCCGGCGTCACGCAGTCGGCCGGGCAGGCATTTGCTCTCGTCGGCGAGCGCTTCATCTGGCCGATGCTGCACCCGGCCTACGGACTGCGCAACCCGGAAGTAAGGCCCAAGATGGAGCGCGACTGGGAAGCGCTCGGCGAATGGTTTAGGGAGATGTACCCGTGAACAGACCTGAGGGCTGGAGCGACGCCGAGGTCAAGTGGGTTGAGCGTAAGTGGGCGAAGATCCGCGAGTCGCAGATCCAGGCCGATAAGTCCAGCAACGAATGGAACGAGATCAACAACGCCATCAAGGACAAGCACGCGCGGGAGGACGCGCGGCGGGCGGAGATCGGGCAGTTCCCGCTCACAGACCTGATGAAGGCTCAGGAGAAGGACGCCTCCCTCCCGCTCAAGGACGCGCTGGCGACCGGCAACTGGCACTCGCGCAACGCCGAGCGTCACATCCACGATCTCCAGTTGTTCCTCAAGATGAAAGAGATGGGCCTGGTATGACCATGTTGCCGGACAAGGCGATCCGTGAGGCCGTCTGGCCTACCAACGGCGCCAAGCCGACCGTGTTCGTCCCGGAGGAGCGGCTGGAGCGGTTCGGGGCGATCGTCGATCAGCAGATCCAACCAGCCAGCCTCGACGTCCGGCTGGGGGCGGAGTTCATCCAGCACCCGTTCGGTGAAGCCATCTCGCTCCGCGACGGCGGGGTGTGGACGCTCCGGCCAGGGAAGTGCCTGCTGGCCTCGCTCGTGGAGCGGCTCGACATGCGAGCAAGTAACGTGGCCGCCCGGATTGAGGGCAAGTCGTCCTGGGCGCGCCAGTTCCTCACCGTCCACTCTGCCGGCTTCATCGACCCCGGTTTCTGGGGCGACGTAACGCTGGAGCTGAAGAACGATGGCGAGCGCGATCTCCTCCTCCGGCCGGGAGTGATGATCGCACAGATCTCCTTTCACTTCCTAGCGGCAGGAGCCGAGAGGCTCTATGGTGAAGGAGGACTGCAATCTCACTATCAGGGCCAGATCGGGACAACGGAGGCGTGGCATGGCTGAGGGGAAGCCGAAGACACACGTGATCGTGACGCGTGTGACTCCGGTCCGCGAGGGCGGCCGGATCATCGTGCACGCGTACGGGCCGTACGCCCAGGGGTACGCCAACGAGCAGCGGCAGAAGATGCTGAGGGAGGCCGACAAACTCGGCTACCGCAACCGGCTGGAGGTGAGCGTCTGCAAGATGCTCGATCCGGAGATGGTCTACGGGTGAGCAAGCTCGCCTGGCGACTCGGCAGCAGGACGCTCCTCGCGGCGTCCTGCTCCAAGTGCGGCAGGCTATTCCCCGGCTCGACGTTCCACTACCATATCCGCCGAGCGCGCGATGCCAAGGCCTACATCGATCGTCGCTGCGTCAACTGCAAATGGGGCACCCGAGTGAAGGGCAAGAGGGCGCCGGATGAAGTTCGTTAGCTTGCATCACCACACGACGTTCTCGTATCAGGATGGATACGGGACACCGGCTCAGCACGTTGAGCGCGCTGCCGAACTAGGCATGCGCGCTCTCGCCGTTACCGAGCACGGCAACGCGAGTAGCCATGCTCCGCTGGAGAAGGCGGCAACCAAGGCCGGGATCAAACCGATCTTCGGTCTGGAGGCGTACACCGCCCTTGACGAGAAGAGTGACCGCAAATGCCACCTGACGATTCTGGCGATGGACTCAATCGGACTCTCCAATCTGTACGGGCTCATATCCGAGAGCTGGAAGGACTACCACCGGTGGCCCACTGTTTTTGGCCGGAGTTTGGCCAAGTATCAGGAGGGACTCATTGTGCTATCCGGGTGCTCCGACAGTCTCTTGGCGTGCAGCCTACTGGGCGGGAAGATGATTGCCGAGCAGGATGCGAGCTGGAGCCGGGCGGTCAAGCTCGCGGGAAACTTCAAAGACTTGCTGGGGGATCGGTTCTACCTGGAGTGCCAGATCTTCCCGGAACTTCCCAGAGCGCTCTTGATCAATCAGGCATGGGAGAAGTTGGGTACGAGTCTGGATATCCCTCTCGTCGCCACCGCTGACGTTCACACGCTCCGGCCCGGTGAGCACGAGCTACGGGCGCTGCTGCATGCCGCCGGGCGCGGGATGAACACAATCGCGCAGCAGATGTCCGGGTGGGAGTACGAGGTCCCGGACTACGTACCGCTGTCGGACGCTTCGGTCTATGAACGGCTGCTACGGACCGGGATGTCTAAGAATGCAACGCAATCCGCGCTCCGCGCTACCGGCGAGATCGCCGACCGCTGCAACGTCGTCCTCCCCAAGGCCAACCAGTTCCAGTACCCTGCAACAGAAGCGGAGTTGAAGTGGTAGCCAAAGGCCTGCAGCCTAAGCCGATTGAGCCACTTGAACTCCTCTGGGCCTGGATCCGGGAGGGCTGGCGGTACCGCAAGGGACAGGGCTGGGATCCCGAGGGAAAGCAGGCCGAGGCCGCCACGGCACAGGTCAAGCACGAAATGACCCTGATCGTGGAGAAGGGGTATGAGAGCTACTTCCTACTGGTGTCTTGGATCGTCCGCTGGGCGAAGGACAACGACGTAGCGGTCGGCCCGGGACGCGGCTCCTCCGCTGCGTCAATCGTCTGCTGGTTCCTCCGGATCACCGAGCCCAATCCGCTCGACTTTCCGCTGACCGACTTCTCCCGGTTCGTTGACCCCACCCGTACTGACCTCCCTGACATCGACATCGACTTTGACGACGAGCACCGGCACCGCGTCCGGGAGGCGATCGTAGCCAAGTTCGGCGCGGAGTACGTCGGCAACATCGGCACCTTCACCAAGTACAAAGGCAAGTCAGCCCTCAAGGATCTGCAGCGCGTCTACCGGGATCCCCACGAGTACAAGGGCAAGATGCGGCCGCCGATCCCTAAGGCCAAGATTGAGGAACTGGCCGGGATGATCGTGGAGCGGTCCGGCGGTGACTCCCGCGCGGACGCAGCGCTCATGGACACGATCGAGATGTTCGAGGGCGCCAAAGCGATCTATGAGGAGTTCCCAGAGATCGAGCAAGCCGTTGCCCTCGAAGGAAACTACAAGTCGATGTCGACGCACGCTGCCGGCGTCGTGGTCGGCGATACGCCGCTGAGTCACCTCGTCGCGCTCTACACGCGGGTGGTGAAGGGCCGCGAGATCGCGGCTGTCTCCGTCGACAAGTATGACGCCGAGTACATCA